TAAATATAGTGAAGAAAATAATTTTGATGTAATAGATGGGGTAATTCGAGATTTAATTATTTTTTTTTCTATAGGGGGATTCGATTGTGAGATTTATTTTTTTTCGGTTCGATATATGAATGGTATGGTATCGATGAAATCGGAAGTGTAAAGTGGGTTAATTGAGATTAATTGAGATAATTTTGTTCTTTTTTTGATATAGTTTGTTAATTTTGATATAGTTGTTCAAGTTGTATATTGTTTATGATTTCAATTATGTTCTTTTTTTGATAAAGTTTATTAATTTTGATAAAGTTATTTGAATGGTTTGTTTTAAATTTTGCTTATGATCGCTTAAAGTTTGTTCGTTATTTGAATGGTTTGTTTTAAATTTTGCTTATGATCGCTTAAAGTTTGTTCGTTATTTGAATGGTTCGTTTCGGATTTTGTTTAAATTTTGCTTATGATTGCTTGAATTTGTTTGCAATTTTTAAGATATTGTTAAAATAGTTTATGATAGTTTATGATTGTTTGAAGAATTTTAAATGTCTATTTTAATGGTGATTGAAAATTTTATAAATGTTTAATAAATTAATATTGTTAATGTTGTTAATTTTATATATTTTTAATTGATGAAATTATTTAATTTGGTGAATTTTAATTGAATCATATCGTTTAATTTAGAGAAATTAAAAGAAAAAAAAGCAAAAATGAGCAGAAATATGCTAAAAATGTTGTTTTTCAATGGGGAAAAGGCGATTTGTTGTATCGTTTTGGAATCATCGCGAAGTTACTGAAAGCAGAGTAAGACGAAGTCTTACGGACTATATGATAAGCGAAAATGAACGCATTTTAAACAAAGTTAGTTAAAAAACGAACGAAGATGTTATGTAAGTTAATATTGATAAAGTTAAATTAATTGATTCAAATATGATAAGCGAAAATGAACGCATTTTAAACAAAGTTAGTTAAAAAAATGAACGAAGATGTTATGTAAGTTAATATTAATAAAGTTAATTTAATTGATTCAAAAATATTTTTTCTATTATCAATTCTTTTGTTGGTTAATTAAGAAGTATTTTTTTTCATTATTATGTATTCATAATAAGATATTTTATATTCTTCATATAATTTTATGATTCTTATTGTAAATTTGTAATTTTACTTTTATCTTTGAATTTAACTCGGCTGAAATATATCTTATAAATATATGCTTTTTCGAAAAAATATATTTATACGAATTTAGATTTATTGCATTGTACTAATAACGAATGATTTAAATAATAAATTTATAAAAATGATTTTTTTTTCTTTTCTATATTTATTGATTCATCAATTTCTTTCAGACGCTCATTATTGAATGAATCAATTTCTTTATCATATTTAATTCTTTCTTTCTTTTCATATTTAATTCAAATACATCATGATCACTATTACAAATTTCTGAACAATAATTACCCATATTATTCCCCATTATTTTATTTAGTTCCACTTTTATAAATTCACTTTTATAAATTCATTCTTTAAATAATAAATTTATAAAAATGAATTTATTATATTATTTCAATTACAATATCAAATGGATAAAGTAATCAGAGAAAAATTGTATAGAACTCGCAATGATGTCAATCTTACAAAAATGATAACTGACTATGTCGGAAATACCTGCGATAAGTGCGGAAAGGAATCGAAATGCCCGTTAAAATATGTGATGTCGTTCAATAAGGATAAAGGTAATTACCAATTTTACGATATACCTGGATCTAATTACCATTTAAAGAAATTTTGTAAAGCTTGTTGTTGGTCAAAGGCATCATCAGCTAAGATATATATCGAGATTTAAAAAATAAAATTGATTATATTGACAATTATTAAATAACATAACATAATATAATATAACAATAATGGGAACTATTTTTACTTATCAATTCTGGGAATCAGAAGAGGAGCAAAACCATAGACACATGTCAAAAAAAAGGGATTTCTTTGTCGGTGCGATGTTTTCAACGATTGGATCCTTCATTGGAATTTTGACATTAGTAGCATTGGATACCTTATTCAAACCTGACATGATGGTAATTGGAAGTTTTGGTGCTCAATCTGTTTTGATTTTCGCGACACCCATGGCACCATTAGCACAGCCATGGAACTGTTTGGTCGGAAATATGATTGGTGCCTTCATTGGTGTGTCAATCCGCATGTTGGTTGCGAAGCCTATTTATGTGACCCTGGGTTTGGCAGTATCACTCACCATTGGGCTTCAAACGTTGACCTTTTCTTTACATCCTCCAGGAGGAGCTACTGCATTCATAGCAGTTTGTCTTAAAGACTATCTCAAAGATGTAGGATTCATGTATATCGTTTTTCCGACGCTAATTGGCAGTGTGATTCATGTTTTCGTTGCGATTGTGTCCAATCAACTCGCAAAGTGTGTAGGTGTCGAAAATCGTGCATACCCGAAATCGTGGTTTCCTGATGAAGTTAAGGATGGTTTTCAATTCATGCGTCAATGCTGCCCGAAGAGAAGGAGTTGTACATGAAATGCAATTATCGAAGAATCGCTCACAGAAAATATTATAAAGAACATCCTGATGAATGGTATAATCAATATTATTACTAAAAACGAACGAACAACGAACGAAATAAACAAAATGAGTCCCAACAAACGAAACGACGAACGAACAACGAACGAAATAAACAAAATGAGCCCCAACAAACGAAACGACGAACGAAAACAAACGAAATTAAACGAATTTCGCTTATAATGAGCAAAAAATGTTGCTATTTGAAACGGCAAATAAAAAACGGGACTGGATAATAATCATATTAAACTTTAGGTAAATTAATAAATTTAGAACATCTATCTTCTAAATTTTTACGCTAAATTTTTACGCTTATTTCTTTCCGCATTCCTCTGTAATTTATCTCGTAAAGACATCTTTTTAGGTTTCTCCAAAGTATTTGAACGACATTTTTCACGTTTTTCATAAATTGCGATTTCCTTCTCAAAAGAAGCAACAATATTATTATGTAACTCTTCCTGTTCTTCAGATCGTTCTTTATAATAAGTTGCCATCTTCACTAATTTGTGATTTTTTATAATAATATCCTTTTTTTCTTCTCTAAGTTGTTCTTTGTCCATCTCTAATTTACGAATATCATCTTGTAATTTATGGATAATATCCCTTTTCCCCGCCAAAGCATAACGTAGATATTCGCTGTTTTTCATCGTTTATCGTTAATTTTTAGATAACTGGTTAAAAAATCAATTTTAATGAGGAAAACATAAAAAGAAAACGAATAGATGGTTTTAAGGAAAACGAACGAATATTCGAAACCAAATAAACGAAACGATAAGCAAACTTCGTTTATTTAGACGCTTTTAAACGAATATATTAAAATTGAATTATTAAATATCTATCTAATTATATTAAATCATATCACAATGCCTAATTATTGTAATAATACATTAACAATCAGAGGTAATCAAAAACAACTTCTTAATTTTTTCTTGAAAAATGAGAATATTGAACATAATCAAGAGCTAGATTTTGCTAAATCTGTTCCACAACCAAAAGACTGCTACATGGGAGATCTTGGACCAGAAGAACGGGAAGAATATGGGAGGAATAACTGGTACGATACTCAAATTAGAATTTGGGGGACAAAATGGAATTGTTCGGATGTTTCCATGACACGAGATGAAAATACATTAACTTATACATTTTTAACTGCGTGGAGTCCGCCAAAAGAGTGGTTAATTACAACAGCAGAAATATTTGATGAACTAATCTTTGAACTAATCTTTGAATTAAAATATGAAGAATCTGGTAATGATTTCTTTGGTACTCTATCTATCGAATATGGTGGAATAACCGAAGATATTGAGGGAGAATTATCTGAAGTTGTGGAAATGATTTTTAATTCAATTGATGATGAACTAATTCAAATTTTTGAAAATCATTTTTCTAATCATAATGACACACTGAAAGCAATAAGTAAAAAAACTTATTGTGATGATGTTAATACCCTAATTTGTAATTTTACACCAACGCTCGAAAATATAAAATTTTATAAAAATATGAACATTAAAAATTATCCATCTGATGATCATATTATGTATAATGTAATTCAAGAAATTCTAAGATATTTTACAAATTTACAGGATAAGACTCTATCAGAACATCCAAAAATCGCATTTGATGAATATTATGCTGAAAATTATATCGAAAACCATTTTGATGAAATATATTCAAAATACTTTAACAATGAAAACAATGCCAAAAACAATTACATGTTATTGACAGGATATTTTAAATAAATTATTTATTTTTATACAGGACTGAAAAAATAGAAATAAAAATAACATAATTATAAGTTATTAATGACATATAACTATAAAATCGAAAATAAAGACTGTGTAATTGGTCTAAAAGAAATTAAAGATGATTCTGTCAACTTAGTAATTGCTGATCCACCATTTGGTATTAATGAAGCAACATTCGGAAAACATTATAACAGAAAGGATAATGTTATTGATGGCTATGTTCATGCACCAGAAAATTATGAAGACTGGTCTTATGAATGGATTAAAGAATGTAAAAGAATCATCAAAAATACTGGAACAATATACATAATTTCCGGATGGAGTAAATTAGGTTCGAACTGTTTTTCGTATTCTTATTCAACTTTACGTATCAATAAAAATGAAAGAAAACGAAAGTAAATCAAAGCAAAATTAAAATTGAAACAATAATTATAATATTGATATTTTAAGTATGAAATTTAAAATATATATTTTTATTAAATAAATAGCTTACGAGAGCCAAGTTTGTTGTTTATATTTAAAATATATGTCGTTATACTTTTCAAACAATTAAATATCAGGGCAGGTTACGTGTCCTAAGACCTCTTAATGTTAATTAATTAATGTTAAGAAAGGTTAATGTAACGGTGAAATATTAAACGCTATTAAGAAAAACGATTTACATACTATCAATCACGTAATTTGGAGATTTAACTTCGGTGTATTTACACAAAAAAAATACGTCTCATCTCATTATCATATACTAGTCTTAGGTAAAAAAAAGAAAGGAGATATTGTTCTTGATCCATTTTATTTTATATTTTATATTTTATATAAAATATAAAATATAAAATAAAATTGATAAAACTAATTATAATATAAACTATATATATATATATAACTAAAAATGGTTAATTTATATTGTGAAAAATGTGGAAAAAAATTTAAACAAAAATCTCATTACGATAGTCATAATAATAGAAAAACACCATGTGTTTATATTAATAATTTAAAAGAAATAATAATAAATAATTTAGAAGAAAAAATAGAAAAAATAATAGATGAAAAAATTAATAAAGTAATAGATGAAAAAATTAATAAAATTTTTATATATGATAAAATAAAGAATATGATAGATAAATATATAACAGAAAAATTATTAAATGAAAATAATACACTAAATAAAATAAATAATCAAAATAATAAAAATAAATTAAAATTTATAGATTTATTTTGTGGTATTGGTGGTTTCCATATAGCATTAAAAAATTTAGGTCATAAATGTGTATTTGCTAGTGATATTGATAAAAAATGTAGAGAAACTTATGAAGCAAATCATCATTTAAAACCAATTGGTGATATTACTAAAATTGATATAGAAAAAATACCAGATTTTGATATATTATGTGGCGGATTCCCATGTCAATCCTTTTCTCACGCAGGTAAACAAAAAGGATTTGCTGACAAAACTAGAGGAACATTATTTTATAATATAATTAATATTTTGAAAGAAAAACAACCAAAATATTTTATTTTAGAGAATGTTAAAAATTTATATACTCACGATAAGGGTAATACATGGAAAGTAATGTATAACGCATTAATTGAATTAGATTATCATACATATGAAAAACCAATTATTTGTTCACCATTACATTTAGGTATTCCCCAAAATCGTGATAGAATGTTTATTATTGGAATCAAAAAAGGTCTTGGGACTCTTAAAGAATATCCTGTTTTAACTAAAAAAGATACTAATATTGATACAATACTTGATAAAGAAATTGATAAAGATTTATTTCAAAAATTAAAAATTAGTGATAATCTACTTACTGTTTTAGAATCATGGGAAACATTCGTCCAATATTTCAAAAAACTAAATATTAAATTACCAACATTTCCTATTTGGACAGAATATTTTATTGATGAGTTTGACTATTCTAACTTTCCTGGTTGGAAACAAAAATTTATAAAACA